TGTCGGGGTCGCCCCAAAGGTCTCCATACGTCGCATTTGCAGCCGCGCCAACGTATGCTCCAAGTGCCAACTTGCCTTTGTTTTTGACCATCCATTTTCCAGTTTCAACGTACCAAGACATAACGAATTCCTTATTAAACTTATATCAACTATTTATATAAATATATGTGATGTCGTATAAAGGTAAATATAAAGTTAAGAACAGAGACAAATATGTCGGTAACGTAGATAACGTTACTTACAGAAGTCTTTGGGAAAGGACCTTTATGCGTTGGTGTGATGACAACCCATCGGTAATTGCGTGGAACAGTGAAGAGGTAGTAATACCATACTTCAGTCCAGTTGATAATAAAATGCATAAGTATTATGTGGATTTTCTTATCAAAACCCGTGATAGTGATGGTTCGGTTAAGCATACATTGATTGAGGTTAAACCTGAAAAACAATGTAAACCACCTGTCATGGGAAAGACTAAAAAGAGTAAGTATAGATACTTAAAAGAACTAAAGACTTGGAAAGTAAACGAAGCAAAATGGAAAGAAGCAGAAGAATTTTGCCTTGACCGTAAGTGGGAATTTAAGATAATAACAGAGAAACATTTAATAAAGTAATATATGCCATCACAAAGAACAAAATCACAAAAAATATCTAAAGCACGGGCGAGCAAGAACTCAGTCGCTTGGTTTAAGGATATGGTTGGTAAGTCTGGTAAAGGGTTCGGTAGAGCAAAACTCGCACCTGGAAAGATGTTTACTTTTGGTTATGACGCTAAACATAAGAAAACTTTACCATACTGGGATAGATTTCCTCTAATAGTTGTTCTTGATGTAGCACCACAAGGGTTTATTGGATTGAATTTCCACTACCTATCTCCAAAGGATAGGGAAGTATTCCTTAAACAATTAATGAAGACTGCAAATAAGAAACAAAATAAATTTAATGTAACATGGGACAGTGTTAAAAGGATACCCAATGCAGAGAAGATGATACATAAATACTTATACAGTCAAGTAAAAACGTCAATGTTAGAATCACCATCAAGTGAATGGCATAACGTTATTTACTTACCTTATCAAAGATTTGTCGGAGCAAGTGCTTCGTCGGTATGGAGTAAATAAATATGAATTACAATCAATTTAGCAGCCAACTATCAAAAGGGGACTACTCTCGTTCAAATTTATTTGAAGTTGTGATAAACCTACCTGCTACTGGTTTTACGGAGATGAGGTTCATGATTAAAGCTGCTTCTCTGCCTGGAAAACAATTAGGCGAGGCTGAGGTTAAGAGGTTCGGTGCAAATTTCAAAATGGCAAACGACATGATTGTTGATACATTTCCTATCACTGTTATTTGTCATGAGGATATGAGAGAAAGACAATTCTTTGATGCATGGATTTCTACAATTCATGGGTACTCTGAAGACTCAAGTATAAGAAGTGGAGACTTGTATAGAATGGGATACTATGATGAATATAAAACATCAGTGAGTGTGATTAAACTTGATAGGAAACTAAACCCTATATATGCAATAGACCTTGAAGAAGCGTGGCCAAATAGCATGGGTCCTGTCGATTTGTCTTGGGATAACAGTGAAGTGTCGACGTTTACAGTCAACTTTACATACCGTAACTGGAGACAACCAACAAAGAATTGGGATAACAGTGGGTTGACCGAGGTCGGCGACCTTGATTATAGGAAATATAAAGAGGACTGGGGAAAGTACGAAAATTAAGCAAATATAAATATTTTTTTAGATAATGATATAGGATGATAATATAATGTTACCACAATTAGATACACCAAAATACAAATTAGATTTACCAAGTAACGGAGAGACGATTGAATATCGTCCATTTTTAGTAAAGGAAGAGAAGATTCTTTTATTGGCAATGGAATCGATGAAAGAAGATAACTCAGATGCAATAGCTTCGGCAACTTTTGATATTATAAAGAGTTGCACGTTTAATAATGTGAAACCAGAAAGTCTGCCAAATTTTGACCTTGACTACTTATTCTTAAATATTAGATCTAGAAGTCGTGGGGAATTAATTGAAAGTGCTTTCGTTTGTCAGAATGAAGTGGACGGTGAAGTTTGCGGAACTTCAAACGACGTATCTGTTAATATTAATGATATTGAAGTAACGTTCCCTGAAGAAGATAATTCGAAAGTAATGATTACAGATGAGGTTGGTATTCAATTTAAATACCTTTCTTCTGGCGAATTGAAAAAGTACGGCAAAGAGAAATCAGAAACAGATAAGATGTTTAAAATTATTGTTGATTCAATCGATTACATCTTTGACGAAGAGAAAGTTTATAAAGGAAGTGAAACCCCTAAAAAAGAATTAATGGGATTCATTGAAACATTAAACGAAAAATCGTTCAAAGAAATTAGAAATTTCTTTGACGACCAACCTACATTAAAGCACACAATTCCATATAAGTGTTCTAAATGTGGATATAAAGAAGATATTGTTATTGAGGGACTAGAGGCTTTTTTCGATTTAGCATAAGTTACGATTCGTTGGCGAATCATTATTTGACCAACTTCCAGCTTATGCAACATCACAATTACTCGTTGTCCGATATAAACAATATGATTCCGTTTGAACGAAAGATATATGTTGACTTATTACAAGCACATATTGAAGATGAAAACGAACGTATTAGGGCACAGCAATTAGCATAAGGATATAACTAAGATGAGCACATTAGCAAACTTAACAGCACAACTGGCACTGATGTCTGGAGCAGCCGATTCTCTTGGACAGTGGATGCAAAAGCAAGGCAAGCAAAGTAATGGGGGATTGGACGAAGTTGCAGAAAATACAGCAAAGATGTCAGCAACCCAAGAACAGCAAATGGCACAACAAGACACTCATCAAAAGTCTGCAATAAAGTCTCAAAATGACGCAAATGCCTCAATGATTACTGGGTTCTCCTCAATACAAACTGAAGTAGTTGAGGCGATTACAAAAATGACCGATCATTTTGACGCTGATGCCTCTTCTCAGAAAATACAATCCAACTTTGCGATACTACAAGGTGTTCAACAATTTGCAGCCTTCCAGAAACAAGAACCTTTGTTCAAGCAAATGAAACATATGGCTGAACAAAACTACGTCGCAGTAAACCAAGTTGCAACAGAAATTGTTAAGATGCATGGTTCTATGATTGGTTCCACCCGTGAGCAAAAACTACTAGAAATCAGAAAGATGAAGGACCAGAGACACGGTCATCTGAAAAGAGAGCAACAAATCGGGTCTTCAATAGATTTTGCTATTAAAAAGACAGGACTAGAAGGATATGCATATAATAGATCTGATTTAGAATCACTAATAGCGACTGGGTCTAAAGGGGATAAGAAGCGTGCCTCTAGAGCATTGCAAATTCAACAATATGCAGACAATATGCGTCACGGACAAACTTATAAAGAATACAACGATACCGTGCCGGAGCCTCTTCAAATTACTAAGAAGGACGCCAAACTGACTGCAAAATATGTCAAGCATTCTACTGTGGGTGCTGGTCACTCTCTCAGGGGGGACGGTACGTTACAGTATGACTATGTCAAGGGGAACAATGTAAGTGGATTTTCTCAGCAAAGGCACGACAGAAACAGGAACAACGCTGCTAAAGCGGACAAAGAATCCAGAGTTACTCCAAATGACAGAACCCTTAAAGACTTATTGGGTAATATATCTATGAATAGTAGAGGTTGGAACTTCACAGAAAGAGGCGAAGAGGGACTAGCATCAGGTCGATATAAACTATTTGACCATAAAGGTGAAGGACGTGATGGAAAGACTCCTGGACTGTATGATACAGAAACTAATAAATTCGTAGAACAAGCACAATTACAAATGTCGACTGGAGCGTCGTCAAATTGTTGTGATGGAATTGCTACATTAGTTGAATCGAACGCAAATATACTAAGGTTGATGGAGAAAGCTGATTCACGTGCAAAACAAAACAGAAGAGACCAATTAGAAAAAAACCGTGATAATATGTTTTCGGGGAAAAAGAAAGGCGGAATCGGTGGCATGTTTGGCAAAGTCGGTGGCGATTCAGGGGGTTTCTTTAGTGGTCTTTTAGGTGGCATTGGTAACTTTGGAGCGGGGGCTGCTTCTGCATTAGGAGGAGTGGGTGCATACAGTTGGTCTAAGGCTAAATTGGCTGCATGGAGCAAGGCCAATCCACCAAAAGGTGCATCAAAAGGGATTGTCAAGAACGTTCTTGGTACAACCATTGGTGCAGCATCAAAGGTTGCTGCACCCGCTGCTATTGCCTTTGGTGCTGCAAACAAGATGGAAAATGAAGGACAAGGTGGTATCGAGGGTGCTTTAAATACAGTACATGACACGTATAAAGAAATATATTCTGGTTTGGATTGGGCCGCGGATAGTTTGGGTATGCAGGGAACACCTGAATATGAAAAAGAACAAGATAAATACTTTGCAAGCAGATCTGATGTAATGGGCAATGGTGCAAAACATCAACGAAGAGAAGACTACCAAAACGGTGTTCTTAAATATACATCTGGCATTAAAGATAATACTGAAGCAGAATCTATTAGAAATTCCCTCCTTAACCCAGAAGTAACACAAACCGCGTTGGGGACATATTCAAAAGAAGATTCGGAAAAACTAAAAAGATCTAAAGGTGTGATTAAAGAAGCGGGGACTCGAGCTCGTTTGGGCAATAGAGTAACTCTTGCTGACTACACTCATAAAGAATTAGAGGCGTTGTTCTCCACACTAACGTTCAATGATGACGACGAGAGTGAATTGTTGACTTTCATCAAAGCAAAGCAAAACAAGCAGAAAATTACAGTAACTCCAGGGGTCTTTGGACCTACAATTGAGTTTGGTAAACCTGGAAGTTCCAAGAAAGTAACCCCTTCTAACACATGGTCGGACGATGATAAAGAAAATTTAGTGGATTCTGTGTCGGATTACAATGAATTAAAATCAGAGCTTGATTTATTCAAGAAGAATAATGAAACTACTAAAGAATTTCAAGAATGGCAGAATGACGACTTTGCCTCTAGCCGAACCAGACCAGCAAGGTATGCCGATGCAGGTTTAAACAAACAACACGAACTATTAAGTTCTGATACTAGAACTGCTAAAAACGAAATTGACCGTCAGATGAAAAGGTTCCAAGATAAGAAGTTTGGTTGGAAAGATACTAAAACGTGGCACGGCAAGAGTGCCAGAGACCTGCAAAGAGGCAAATGGTGGATGAAGAAAAACAACACCGATAGCATGACCACGAACGGGACAACTCAATTGCAAATGGATAATGCATTATTCAATGAGGCGACTGGTGGTAATGCTGGACAACTGCACTCAAATGATAAATTAATCAGCACACAAAAAGGGATTGAAGCATTAGGCGGTGCAAATGTTGCCCCACTGAGTGGAAATAAATTTTTACAGAAACCCACGGTTGTCGTTCCTAAAGTAGACCATTCTAAAAATTACCAACAAGGGTTTGATGGAATAGACCAATTCATGCACGGAGTTGTCAATAAAGAAACTTCTAGTGGATTTATGGGATTCAATCCCATACGTAGTATGGCACACGGGCAAGTTGGTGACATTATGGGTCAATTTAAAAACCCAGATAATGTTACACCTGAAATGGTGTCTAGCACTAGAGCAATGATTGCAGATAAAGCAGGTTCTATGTTAGGTCCACAAAAGACTGAATACATCCTAGAACGTTTTGACCAATTCGTTAAAACTTTAGGTGACTATAAAGATTCTAAAGTAATTAATGCTAATGATAAAGTAGAAAAATCATTCTACGAGAAAGCATTACACCCTGGATCAATCTACACTAATGATATCCATACAACAGAACGTCTTGATAAAATTATTGGCTTGATGAGTAATGAAGTATATGACCCAACAGGAAAACGTAAGGGTTGGGAAGATTCTAATGGCAATGTTACTTGGGGTCCTAGAGGATCGTGGAATCCTAAAGGAAAGAAAAAAGGAAAGAAAAAAGGTAACACTGGATGGAAGGATACAACTAAGGGATGGAAACCTAAAGACTTTATTGACGATGCTGATAAAAACGGTCTGCAAGACCCAGAGTCTATGCAAATGTACATCGCAGCTAATCAAATGTTAGGACGAGGAAATGCGTCTATGTCAAACACTAGTTGGTTCAATAAAGGATATATTCCTGGTGAAGAAAAGTGGTCATTAGCTAAACATCGGAGAAATGAAGTAGCGAATTTATCATACAGCAATCGAGCGTATGCAAATGGTGGCACCGGACGAGTGAATATCGCAGGAACAGCAAAAGCCTTCTGGCCTGGGGAGGCTGGAACACTCAACACTGGCCCGACTGCTGGATTTAGAAACATATCAAAATTTGCTAGCAGAGGCCTTCCTTTACTTGGTGCAGCCATGTCAGGATACGATGCAACACAAAGGTTTGCTCAGGGTGATAATCTCGGAGGAGCTTTATCGGTCGCGAGTGCTTATCCTGTTGCTGGACTAGTTCCACTTGCTATTCAAGTATTAACCGATTATGTTGGTATCACTGGAAATGTAAGTCAAAGTCAATCTAATGACATTACAAACTTAACTCCGATGAACCAAAATATGAACGGAACAGCCGGAACAGGAACAACTATTATCAATAACAATAGTACATCAAATAGTAGTTCTGCAACTGCGGTTGTCGTTCCTCAAACTGTTCATGCTCCATCTTCCCCTTCGGGCAATGGTTCTTCGTTGGTTTTTAATTAGGCAATAAAAAAGGAGGCAATTGCCTCCTTTCTTTTGGTTTAGGTTTTAAACTTAACCGTCTGCTAACTTAGCAAAGTAACTCATTGTATCATCTTCTGTAGATTCTGAAGAATCAGCACCAGCAGTATCATTAGTGTCCCAAGGAATTTCGTCCCTTTGACCACTAACGTCTGCTACTGGAGTCGGTTCTGCAGAAACAGATTCAGCAGTGAAACTAGAAGATTCTGACGAACCACCTGTTACACGTAGGAATTTGGTTTTCAACTCATCATAAGTTTTAAACTTGTCTTCTGCGATTTCACCGTCTAATGAATACAGTCCATTATATAAAGTTTCCATTTCACCTTCGTCAGATAACCACTGAGAAGGTTCTTCGAAACCAGACTTATCGTATTTAATAAATCCATCTGCTTTGCGTGACTTCAATTTGAAA